TTGCCCTGAAGAATTGGGCCTTCAAATGTGGAACGTGCCATGACAATAGTCCTTATGCAAAAGAGCTTTTACCAATCGTTGCATCGTCTGCTGGGGCAGTGGCGGTAAAAGCGAATCACCCAGATGTGTTCAATATAACCTATATTTTGTTTAAACGCAATAAAAAAGGGGGCTTGTGACCCCCTTTTTTTTAGTAAGAACCAGAAGAGCCAAAAACTCCTAATGGGTCTGACCAGCCGAAGCTATAACGCTCACGGGCTTTGTAACGCACGTTACCAGTATCGAAGTCGCCGTCCATGCTGTTTTGCAGCGGTGTACGAACGAAATGCTTCAAACCGTTAGGTACGTCAGTTGTCAAGAACCAAGCATTGGTGTCGGTCAGATAGTGGTTAATTGTGTAACCTTCTGGAATCGAACCATTGTTCTTGATAGCGTTGAGGTCGTTGTTGTTAGTTCCAACGCGGAGACTGGTTTCCAACAAACGAGTAGCCACAAACTGCAATGCAGGTGGAATAATCAACTTCTTAGGCTTGGCAGCAATCAGTAAACCACGCTCATCAGTCCAAGCAGCGATAGCAATCACGGCGGCTTCCAAAGAAGTCTCGTTCAAGTCGGCTTGAGTAGATGGGGTGTTACCGTTAACGCCACCGTTAACCAAGGGGTGCGAAGTGCTAAACAAAGCAACGCCATCACCGCCAGCATACTGGGCAGAGAAACCGTTGTTTAATGTAGCAGCAGCCTTGATTTGCTTGGTGTAAGCCATAGCACGGGCCAAACCTTTGGTGTAACGAGCAGACAAGCTGTCGTACAAGTTATCTTCAATCGCTTCTTCAGTGATTGAGAAACCCAAAGCAATGGTTTCGTGGTTATAGCGAGTTGTCCATGCCTCTTGTGCATTGTCATAAGCGATGGCAGAACCCTCGTTTTTGACTGGTGCGGCAGAGAAGCCAGACAGTTTAGTTTCTTCTTCAAAAGAACGCTCCGAGGTTTCGGTTTCATAAATCTCTTTATGTTCCTCACCATAACGGGCGTACTCAAGACCGAACAAAGCGTTCAGGCCGGGAAGGAGTTCTTTAAGTAGTTGTGCGCGTGAAATAGCCATTTGTATTTACTCCTTATGCGGTAGTAGTACCAGTGGCGTTGTAATACTCATGGAAACCAAAGTTGATTTTCACCAAAACTTCGGGATATTGAGTAAACACCATAGTAGAGTTTGCTGGAATCGCAGTAGCCGTAGCAGCAGCGCCGCCAGCGTTTACCACACCGTATTGAGCATTAACTACAACTGAAGTCGCGTTAGCGGCGGCAGCGGTAGAAACGTAGTTAGCTGTACCAACGTATTGACCGTTAGCTGCCAAGAAACCAACTGCTGTACCCACTGGGAGTGCAGAGAAGTTAGAACCTGTCAGAGTCAAAGTAGTTGTTCCGCTAGACCAAGTAGCAGTACCTAAGGCAACTGCGGTGTCAGGTACAACGTCAATGACGCGCACTGGCAAAGCAGCGGTAGAAGCAGCAGAACTAGCCAACACGCCGTTAGACGAGTTACCAGTGTTGATGTTACCAGCCAAGTTACTGATGGTCATGTTCAAACCAACCATTGCGGGTGCAGCAGAACCGATGGCAGTACCACCTTGGGTTGTTACGACAGCGCATCTGAAGATGGTGTCAGGGTCATCAACCACGATTGCAACGGCGTCTCCTGCCAAGGTAGAAGCGGGCCAGAATTGCTGGAACTGCTTTTGCTTGGTGATGGGGTTCGTAAACGAACAACCCAAGAAGATGCCGGTTTGACCATAGTTAACAGCACCAGTAGCAGCAGAGCCGCCATCAGTAACTGCCAAACGGGTCACGAAACCGCGTGTGATAGAGACGAAATCGCCATAGAAAATGTTGGTGGCATAGCCATATTGGATAGGTAAATTACGAGTAGAACCCGCAAATACCTGTCCACCAATCAAGTTCACAGGCTTTAGGCCGTAGGGGGCCGAGACCGTGGGATAAGCCATTTAAGACTCCTTGAAAATGTTAAGTAGAACCAGAACCAAAGGAAACCTTCGAGCTGCTTTCCTTGAAAAGCGGCATACGAGGGTCGTTATCTCTCATAAGGTTGTTGTCTACCGCAGCCATCTGAGCTTTATTCTGCGCAGAGAAGTGTGCATCTCTTTGCTTCAAAAACTCGGATGGAATGCGGCATAGCATCAACCCTCCAATTTCAATGTTCCCTTTATAGGGACCATCGGAAGTGGCGTGCATCATTAGCTCAGGATAATCTTCTGCTTTGCAGGGTTCATATCCTTCACGAAACTTAGAAGAACGATTTTGAGGGTCTGCAACGCCAAGCATTGACATGCGAACCCAACGATGTGTCCAGCCGTCTCGTGCGTCGGGACTCGGTAGAGTCTCGGGTGGTCTCCATGCAGTAGGGCGAGCCATAACTGCGCGTGATTCCATTTCACGAGGGGCGCGGTTTTGCGCTTTTTCGACTTTTTCCATCATTCATTTCCTCTTCTAAGTAATGCGACCTGTCTAGCGTATTCTTCGATAGGCACCCCAAGACGACGGGCGATTGTCGCTTCTGATGCCTTCAATTTAACGCGATTAGGCGGTGTACTCCGGGTAGCGGGTGCTACTACCGAAGCAGGCTTTGTGCGGCGTGAGTTATCCTCATCATCCGGTTGCGACTTCTTTTCAGGAGGCTTGTCGTCTTCCTCTTCCTCAATACTAAAGTATTCAGGAAATCTTTTGCGCATCGTTTTATCGATGGTTTTAAAGTACTCAGGAGTACCTATGTATTCGGAACCATACTGCTTTTGTAACTTTTTGTCAAGTCCCATCGCAGCCATAGTCATTTCTTCGTCTTTTCCCCACCAATCTTCATTGTTGTCTACCCATTCTTGAGTGGTAGGAGCAAGTCGATTAGGTTGAGGTTTTTCATACTGAATCTCAGGAGATTCAATTGGACGCATGGTTTCAGCCCTATCAAGGCGCAATGTTGCCTTTGCCAAAGCCTCCTGTGCTGACGCTAACTCATCTGAGTCGCCTGTTTCAAATGCCTGTTTAAACCGCTTTTTGGCGGTGTCAATTTCCATTTGAGCGGTGTTTTTGTTTTGGTCTATAAATATCTTGCTGCCTTCTTGAAGCTGCGATTTAAGACGTTTATTTTCCTCATAAACCTGCTTGGCAAATGTCTCAGCCGCTTCGCGTTCCCGTATGGCTTCATCCTTGGCGCGGCGCTCATTGTTCTTCGCAAGTGTCATCTTACGAATACGGGTCTGAACTCCTCTAGAGTACGACGACAGCTCTTCGTCATCAGCGTCCTCTACCTCCCCCTTTGCCTTAACTTTGTCTTCTGGCGGGGTATCATCCTCGATTTCTATATCGAGTTCACCCTGTACGGGCTTGATGTCTTCAGGTTCTGGGAGTTGATACTCCGCGTCCTCCAACTTTGGTAACGGCATAAATGCTCCTTAGGCTGCGCGGGAAATTCCGCGTGGGTCTTGCACGGTTGCTTCAACTGAATCATCGTTAATGATTCGGAATTCACGACCATGTATCTTCAGGCGAGTTCCTGAATTGGGGCGCACGACGACAAAATCGCCTTGCTTGCAGCGAGGTCCATTTGGAAACCTCGTTTTGTCTTGGTAAGCTGTTGGGCCTAATTTAATTACAAATAACACTGGTGTCAGTATTTCTTCGTAATGCATTGATTGGCTTGATTTAATAATGCCAATATCGCTATCGGCAAACTCTTCCATTGCCTCAGGGACAACACAGAGAACCATGTAGTCAGAAGGGTCTGGAAGTTGCTTGGCTTTCTCTTCGGCAGTCTGGTTAAGGATGCCTGATAAATCCACAGCAGATACATCAAATTCACTCATCGGATAGCTCCATTCTTTGCGCAAGGTCTTTGACAATGGTTTCTGCGTGGGTTAGACCGCGAATAACCCCGCATACATGCCGATACTCGGCAAAATCTTTAGCGCCGCCTCCATTGAGAAAGATGGCTTGGTCTTGGCGTAGTTTTTGTATTTCTGTAACTACGTACATCAGAAGTTTGTCAGGGTTCAATTCTTCTCCTTAGAAGGTCTGTTCTTGTTTTGCATCGCTTGAAACTTGTTCTTTGCGATTTCTAATCCCATGCGCGTGCCTTCCATTTCCTGTTGCTTTTGCAACTGGTCACGTTTGGCAGCGGATTGCGCGGCAACTTGCATTGCTGCGATTTCTTTCTGGGCTTCAATCCGTGACTCTTCAACACGAATCTGGTCAGCCTTAGCGGCAGCATCTATCTGCTGTTTTTGCGCCTTCAACTTCAAATCTTCCATGCGGATTTGGAGTTCTTGTTGCTGCATTTGCACCACCGGGTCTTGCATTTGCTGTTGAGCAGCCATCTGCTTGGCTTCATTGGAGTTCTGTTTAAACAGTTCTTGAGCTGCTTCTGCGGCAACTTGGGCAATATGATTTGCCAACTCTGGAGAAACTTTTTTGTTTTGTTCCTCTGTGGGTAAGGGTAAACCCATGCGTTCTTGCATTTGACGGCGGTACTCAAAACCAATGTGCTCGTTTAAATGCGCCATCATCGCAGCTTGAATCATTTGAGCCTGTGGGTTTTGTCCCACCAACTGCATAATCTTCGGGTCTTGCATAGCCAATTGGTGCACTTGGATATGCGCTTTGTGGTCTTGCTCCATGAAAGCCTTGACGGGCTTGCCCGTTAGGAGGTTTTGGTTCTCCTGTATGGGGTCGGTTGGAATCTCATCATCCTCAGTGGGCACTAACTTCTGAGCGTTCTTCACGCCTAGAACCTCAATCATCTGACGATGTAATAAGGGAAGGTTGTATATCTGTGGGGCAGATGTAGCCAACTGTAGGACAGCCTGATACTGGGTAATCTTTTGCGCCATAGTGGCGGCGTTTGGGTCGGATACCGGAATTACATCTACGTCATCGTAGTCTGACTTCTTAGCTGCGCGGCTGCCTTCTTCTGGCTCGTAGTCATACTCTTCTGGGGTGTAGTCTGCAATGATGACTTTCAGGAGTTTGAACTCCTGACGCATGGAGTAATGCATACGGCTTTGCACTGCGCCCATCACCTTTAAGGTTCTCTCTAACAGAGCTAATGTTGTTCCTACAGGCGCGTTAGCGCTCATGTCTGAGACGTTCATGTCCCCTGAGGAGGCAAACGAACGGCCTTCTTCTACGATATTTTGAAAAAGCGCAAAGAGAACTTGGCTTGGCTCTTTATATGGAAGCGGTAATATGTTGTCACGGATGCTTCCAGAAGGCACATCTACGTCCCTGAATTCTCCGGGTTGAATCGGCGTGTCATCGCCTTTAATCCTAAGCCCCCGTGATTTAAGTCCTCCGGGCAGATTTGAGAGAGTGCCAGCATCAACCAGTTGACGGATGAGCATGGTAGCGGACTTAGCGTAACCTCCAATGAGATGTATAAGTCCGTATCCGTAGAATCCAAATCCGGGGATGTACTGGTAGTGAACAAAATGCTGTCGTTTTGTGTGGAGTATGTCGTCTTCATACCAGTTCCTTCTAATGGCTAGGATTTCTCCTGTGCCTTTTTCAACAGTTACAACGTAAGGTAGCGCAATTCCAGTCTCTTCGCCATCTTTGTTTGTATGTTCAAACCCCTTAATATCTAAATTAACATGCATCTCAAGGATACGGAAACGGTCGTCTTGAATAGCCGACATGCCTTGCTCTTCGGCTTTTTGCTTTTCAATGTCATCCAACTCATAGGATGGGTCACCTAACTCAACATCTCTATAAAAACCAGCCTCTTGTAGCTTCAAAACTTCATTCTTGGTCTTGCGCATTACGTGAGTTACACGCTCTGAGTCCTCAATTGAAGATGCGCCGTAAGGCACTACGATGTCCTCCGCAGGAATAAAGACAGCAACTTGACGGCCTTTACTAGGGTCAAAGTAAACCTTTTTAAAGGCAGAGCCTGTAATAGGAAGCGACCAAAGGAGCTTTTCATGCTCTGGACGATATTCCGTCATTACTTCCGTTAATTGATAGTTCATGTCCTGCTGGACACGGACAGAAGACTCTTCCTTTTCATGGGTTTCTTTACCAATAATCTGCGTCTTGACTGGGCCAGCCGCAGGAAAGGTCTCCATAATGCCTTCGGCTTGGAACCTTACAACCGACTCCGTAAGCATAGGGTGGAATACACCGCAGGCTCCTTGCCAAGGTTCTGTGCGTTCTTCGTACTTTAGGCCTAGGAGTTTCAGGCCATCTATATAGGTTTGCACCCAATCTTTGCGGTCGCCTTGGTCTTTTTCAAAATCATCTAACAGGTCTGAGCTAATGCCTGATAGAACATTGTCATCAATAAACTCCGCTAGATTGGCATCAAAATCTTCTGAGGTTGCCTCGGTTGGTTCTAGGTCTATCTCTAAACCATCAATCCCAATATGTACCGCCTTAGGGTCTTCAATCACGACCTCAATATCTGGGCCCATAGGCATACCCTCGGGTGCGGCGTATAGGCTTTTATCCATTGAACTTGTTGCCATGATTTAATCCTTAAATAAGTTTCCAGCTACCTTGGCTGTAATTGTCGGGCATTTTGACAGAGCCACCGCGTTTAAACACTTCTGGCTCCATCTCGGTTTCTGCTTCAGCAACCTTTTGGTCAGGGTCAACATACCCAACCTTCTGTCTAATGAACTGACGCAGAGGCTGGTTCTTTGGATGCTCTACTGCGTATCTATGTTCTTCAATTTTTTTTGCGTAGTCTTTAGCTGCCTTACCCCCGCCATTCCATACTTGGGGCATCGGCACCCCAAGTCTTTCTGCGGTTTGTTGTTTGTCCATAAGCGCTGCTGGGAATCCTGCGGCGTATGGGTCATGTCCTCGTTTGATTAAATCTTCAACAATCTTGTTGGCTTTCTTGTTATTGTTGTTGTATTCGTTGTAACCAAAGTTTGAACGTCCTTCGACTAGCGCCATGTTGGCTAGGTCATCTGGATGTATTTCCTTAATCCCATGATGTTTAACTGCGTCTTTATATGCAGCCAAGAGATTACCCATAGTCTGTTTGTCATAGCCGTAGTCTTGGGTTTCCATCCTGTCTTTAGCGCCAAATTTATTTAATGGATTGGCTCTGCGGGCTGGGATGTAATCATCGGGGCTTACCATTTTGTCTTTAGGCACGTACACGCCATGCGGGCCAAAAGGCTTTGCGCCAGCCTTGATGTTTGGCTCAATTAACTTAAGGAAACTCTCATACTCAGGAGTTCCCGGTTTGTAATAGCCACCTTCAACTTTTTTGTAAGATAAGTCCATAGTTATACCGTGTAATATCTTTCTTGTCTTCTGCTTCTGAAGTACTGAACATCATCAGGCTCATCAGATTCAATCTGAATGAACCCACCCTGTCGATAACGAATTAAAGCCTGCGAGGTTGAGTCAACTAAGTCATCGTGGTCGCCATTGGGGAAGGATGCAAGCTCATCCATTAGCTCATCTGCCCATCGATTTGTCGGACACCAGACAACTCCAGACGCAAACAGGTCAGAAATCGCGTTTACACGCGCTATCTTATCGTTTCCTTTGCTTGGTGTGTACTCCTGAAGAGGGATTCCCATTCTGCGTAGTTCATACAGGAGCGGAGCACCAGCCGCCTTCTTCTCAACTATCAGCGTATCTGGGTTCCATTCCTTCCACATCTCCAAAGCCTTCTGTTTTAGCTCTGGAAATTCCATCCGCTTCTTAAATGAGTCTAAACAGATGATGTTGGACTTCATATCTCCGTTTTTGTCTGGATGTTTAAACACTCCCCATGTTGTACAGGCTGAATAGTCGGCTCGGTTGTTCTTCTCAAAGGCGGTATCCCATGACTGGATAAGATATTCACATGCTGGTGGATAGTCTCCTTCCCAAATCTGCCACATATCACGCTTAATGATGGCGTTTTCATTGCCGGTGGGGTTTTGTTGGTACTGCGCTTCCCATTTGGAGACTGGAAGTTCTGCTTTTAAGGCTTCTAAGTCCTCAATCTTCCAAAAAGCAGGCCACAAAGACTTACCAGAAGGCAAGATAGCTGGAAATTCAATCACTTCCCAGTCATTAGTGCCGTCTTTCTCGCTATTTTTAAGAATTTGTCCTGTTAAATCACGCTTAGACCAGCGGGTCATAACAATAACAATGGCCCCGCCCGGCTGTAGACGCTGCCTTGGACCAGATGTATACCACTCATAGACCCCATCAAAGACGGCAGGATTGCCTTGCTTGGCCTCCTGCTCAGAATGTGGGTCATCTATGACTAGAAGGTCAGCACCCTTACCCGTGACGGCACCGCCGACACCAATAGCAAAGTAATCGCCTCCCTTATCGGTGTTCCAACGTCCTGCGGCTTTTGAATCAGTCGATAGCTTGGTATCAAATATCTTCCCATACTGCTCAGACTGAACCAGATTCCTCACCTTACGTCCAAACCCAACAGCCAATTCTGCGGTGTGTGCAGTCTGGATAATCTTCTTGTCGGGGAAACGGCCTAAGAACCACGCAGGTAACAGATAAGAAGCAAACTCAGACTTCGTATGCCTAGGAGGCATGTTAATGATTAACCTCTTCAAAGAACCATTAGCCACTCTTTCAAAGGCATCAGACATGATTGAATGATGCTTACCAGATATAAACCCGGGCCACATGTTAGTCACAAAAGATATGTAGGACTCCCTACATCTCTCCACCCTGTCATATTCAAGAAGCTGCCTTATCTTCTCCTGCTCTAACGGAGGCAGAGTACTAACTATCGATAGATAGTTGGCAACCTCCTCGCGTGTCAGTAAGCTCATAGAGAAGCCATCTCTCTAACTGAACTATCCACAAGACGGATAGACCTAAACTTATGTGGCTTAATCCTTAAGTACCCATCGTCCTGTAGACGATGAACAATCCTCTGGATGTTAGACCTAGACCTCATACCCAGCCCCTTAGCGACAGTCTCATAGGCTGGCGGTACACCATGTATCTTGATGTAAGCCCTTATGAAATCTAAAACTAATTGTCTGCGTTTTGTCATTGAATACTTAAAAACCCCAACTTGATACTTAATGTATAGAAAATCCAAAAAACTATACAACCATATCCGTGACGCCACGAAAATGGTAGTTTAAACGAGAATACGTACGTACGCAATAGCCATTGCGTTGTTTAAACAAAATATATATACCCCCGGGGGGTGTGTGATTTGGAATGAAGGGGGGTGCTTTCTGTTTTGGGATATTTGTTTGTGTGGATTAGAGCGTAATAGCGAGGGGGGGTGTCTGTGCATACAGCGGGGGGCTGGGGTGCGGTGGGTCACGCATGGCGGGCGGTGTCGATGGCATCCCCGCATCGTTTACACAGGCAAGCACTACGCTACGCCACGCCTACGCTGATGACCGTTTACACGCACTAGGCACTCTTCAATGGCTTGACGTTATCAAGTAGACGCAAGTGCACTGCTAGGTCTTTCTTCAACTGCTCAGGCGATGCAACATCTACCTTGCTAGAGTCTTCATGTTTAAACAGACCCACTGCTTTGCCCATCAACTCCAGTGCTTTTAATTTCGTCCCCTCTTGCTTGGCTGATTTACTGTGTGCAACCAACTGCTTTAATATGTACCTCTTGGATGCCACGATGTCTTCAACCAGTACATCTGCTGTCTGCTCCCATGCATCATTCACTAGTGCTTGTATACGTGCATCCCTCATTAGTTTGTACGCACTTGCTGTGATGCTTTCGCCTGACCCCTTTGCATTTGGATATGCGTCACGGTAGGCTTGGCGATATGTCTTACCCTGTATCACACCCTGAGCGAATAGGCACTGTGAAACTGTCAGTGCTCTAGGTCTTGGCGTTGGACTACCTACTACATTCCCATCTAACCTCCTTGGAGGTGCATCTGCGTGGAGCGCAAACCGTTCCGCTACGCTCAAGTCACCCTCGTCTTGATTCTCATCATCTTGATAATCATCCTGACCCGCATCTTCCAGTGCTTGCATATATTCCTCTTTACTACTTTTTCCTACACTATCGGAATTGGTTTGTTGATAGTCACGCATCTAGCACCTCTACTGGTTATATGAACACCATTGTACGCATATACAGTACAGTTGTCCACAGGTTATTGTTATCCACACTGTCCACAGCCCCCCAAATTATCAACAACTATATCCACAGACTTATACACATACCTCTTGGGTTTCTAATTTACCCCTCAGGTGTCCATCAATAGGTTTCAATTCTTATAAAAGTTCTAAGTACTTACCCTAGTATTACTGTATAAACATACATGCTTCTAGAATCGATTTAAACACCCCTAGAATCGATTTTGACCCAAATCAATACCAAGGCCTACCCCAACGCTAGACCCCCCTAGAAAGCCCGTTAAACGCTTCCTAGGCCTATGTTACCTTTTGTTTCAAATAATCCTCGCCTGTAGTACTTAGCAGTTCAAATCCCCTAGAAGCACCTACATCTAATAAGAATGCACACGGCATGATTGTTTGCCCTTGGTTGGTAATACCCCTCAACATTTGAAGGTCATCAAAACACAGTTGTTGACAACGTTTAAACAGTCTGCTCAAATCCATCTCAGGTGATAGCAATAGTGCTCACCACAACGCTAGTAGTAGGAGTCAAGACCATGTCAACCAGTACCAAAAAGACCATCGACACCTTGGTGTCGCAAGGCCTGACAAAGGCACAAGTGCTCGAGGTGTTAGCCCTCGAATACTACGTTGACGCACTGGTCTTGCGCTACCTATCAACCATCTAAGGAAATCAACCATGACAATTGACGTTCGCACCATCACCGTGACCCTGTCACCCTATGACGTTATCCAGTGGGCGAAAAAACGCCTAGCAGTGGCACAACGTGAGTTTGCCAAAAACCCCAACTCAACCAACTGGAACGTGGCACTGCGTGCCATGTTTGTGTGGCAACAAGTGGAGCACACGTTCTTACGTGGCGGTGTCCGCTCTGCCTACAGCCTGTGCTCTGACCTAGGTGAACTACCCTACGGTGAGTGGGACGATGTCATAAGCCTTGCCACTGTGGGCACGACAGTCGGTCAGGCCTTGCAAGATTTTGCAACCATCTAAGGAACACCATGTACACCGCACAAGCCAATGCCCACGGCAACATCATCGTCTGCAAAGGCAGTGACGTTCGCAACTCATACCGCATCGTTTTCACAGGCACTTACTCTGAGTGCCTACAGTTCAAAGCCATCAACCTCTAAGGAATCACCATGTACCGCATTTTTATGTCCCTCGTCTCTGCCGTCTTCATCTTCACAGGCGCAAGCCATGTCGAGGGCGGTTGGCTCTTCATCATCTTCCTAGTGGCGGGCGGGGTTTACCTTGGTCACGTAGTGACTGAGGCCTTGAACGATACCGAATAACCCTAGGGTTTATCAGGTATACTAGCACTAGCACGTTATCGAATACAATCACTATCAACAAGGAGTTTAAACATGCAACATGAAAACCGTGAAGAGTACCTACTGCAAGCAGTCGAGGAACTGCGCCCTGTATTTGACGCAATCCACAAGCCCTTGCCATTGGGTATCAAAGTGGCCTGTGGTTTCCCCTACGGTGCTAAACGTTCCAAGGCCATCGGTCAATGCTTTAGTGCCAACTCAACTAAAGAGGGCGTGATTCAAATCTTCATTAGCCCTGTGCTGTCCAACCGTGTGACTGTGCTCGAGACCTTGGTGCATGAACTCTGCCACGCCACAGCGGGGGCGATGAATCATGCCAAGCCATTCCAAGCAGTGGCACGCCTGATGGGTTTAGTCCCTTGCCATATCGGCAAGAACGCATGGCGTGCGACTAAGGGTGACGCTGACTTTGAGGTTGAGTACGGTGCGATTCTCGATGCGTTGGGCGAATACCCCAACCCCGAAATCAGTATCACTCACGATACCAAAACCCAAACCACACGCATGTTGAAGGCTGTGTGCCCATCGTGCGACTACACCGTGCGTCTATCTGCCAAGTGGGCATATGACGCAGACGGCAATCCCAACTTACCTACGTGCCCCTGTGGCGATACCTTTGCAATTTAATCGGAGCGTTTAAACATGTCAAATGCACTCATTATCTCTAAACTGAAAATCTCGAAAGTAGCGGGGGCTTACAACAAGTACTGCGCTAACCCCTCTGCCAATGCTGACAAACGTGAGGCCGTGTTATGGCTTGCGACTCAAGTTGACAATGGCGCACTAACCCTTGATGAAATTACCAACGCACCTGACGGTTCGTTTGCTAACACCGTCAGCGTGGACTCTGCCAAGGTTGATGCTATTGGGGCTGTGGCTAGTCGCTCCGAATCAGTGGCACTTGATGCGCTTGCCAAGTCGAGTGCTGTGGCTAACCTTGTTGTTGACCTAAAGAAAAAGGTCAAGGCCTTAGAGGCCAATAGCACCTCAGGCGTGGACGGTGACGCTGTGCGCTCACAGATAAGCACGCTAATCGCCGATGCATTTGCACCGTTTAAACAGGCGGTGCAGGATGTGCAGGCTGAGTCGGTTATCGCTGACATGTCAAGCGTTCACATTGTCGATTCAAAGTCGGCCTTTGAAGTTTTTGGTGTCGATGTGCGTGATGTC